CACCGTGATGGGCGTATCTACATATTCCACCTCCTTTGGATATTCTACATCATCTATGCAGAATTCCACGTCCTCTCTACACTCCAATTGAAAAGTTTTTTCTATTTTGTTTTCTGTCATTGTATTCTTTTTCCCTATTATTTTGCACTATATAAACATATTATTCCCTCACTTTTTTTACCTTTGATTATAGTGGTTTTTTATTTCCTCTGCTGACAGTGCGCGGTTATAAATCCTGACTTCGTCTATTGTGCCGTTGAAATATTTATCGCCAGCCCACCCTATATTCAAATCACTATTCGTAGCATGCAAATCTAACCCAACTCCACAAGTTTCGATGTCTACTAAAACACCATTCTTATAAGCCTTAGCATTATTAGATGCTACTGTCTTATCCCAAGTAAACGCAATATGTTGCCATTCTGCTGTAAGAGTAGGAATATAGAGGCTACATCGTGAGTCATCAGAATACCTCATATGGCAATAAACTACATTATTATGCTCTTTACGCATACCCCAGTGATACCACATATTATGGACTACAATACCCCTATAATTTGAATCTAAAACAGGTTCCACCCACGCTTCAACCGTGATTGCACCTGTGATTTCTAGCGACGGGTCGTTCCCGCAATCGAGATATGCATTATCGCCATTAAAAAAAATAGCGTTGCCACCATATCCTTCTATTATTTCACCCCCGTGATTAATGCCGTGATTATTGAAGATAGATAAATCCATTATTGTTTCCTCAATACCACTTGAAAAATCTATATACAATCGTAATGAATTGTCTATATCCGGCTTTGTATATCCTACTGCCTTAATCAACGCGGGTTCCATTTTAGATTATGTTTTCCGTCGTTTTTTTCCCTTCCAGTGTTTTCCACTTCTCCTTGACTGCAGTTTGGTATTTATATGCTGTTTTGATTTGCCCTAAAAGAAAAGGCACAATACTTTCCAAATCAAACTCCTTCACTCCAGGAATATCTTCAACTGGAACTAAAATGCTAATCTGCTCCTTTTTCCAATTTTTTTTCTCTTCTCTCTGTTCTGTGTGTTTTGTCGCTAGCTCCGTAATTACTTCTGCGATTACCCTTAGATTGCTCCCTCCTTCTTCTTTAGCGTGTTTTATAATATATTCTCTTTTTTTTGTCATTTTTTTACATCCCTATAATCTCTATTACAAAGGTTTCATCCGCATTGACATCCCCGTCAGTGGTAATTTTCAACTTCGTAATCCCTCGCAATCCTCGCTGAAGATGAACCTGGTAGTCGGTTGCTTCCGTCGCCTGAAGGTAACCGGAGGAATAAATAATGTTATCACGTTCTGTGAGTAATTCTATTTTGAATTTGTTTTCTACTCCGGTGACTATAGCTGGGGCTTCTATGTATAGGTCTATGAGAAGAAGATTGTATGTTACCTCCTCGGTTTTTTCAGACGTCCCGTTTGCGACAACAATTTCAATCGCACCTCCTGCGATTGTCTCTCCTGCTCGCTTTCCTGCTTTAGTGTTACTAATATCTCCTGAACTCATTCTTTTTTTCTCCTTTTTTTCATCGTTCTGACTGGCTTCTCTTTCTAAATATGTTGCTTTTTGAATCTATTATATATTTCATTTTTATTCCTCGTTGTCCCCCTCGTTGTATGTTAATATCACATCATCAATATATACACTTTGTGTATGTTCCCCATCAGACCATAATTGAATAATATATTTTGTATATGCTGCGTCTGTAGATGCTTCTGTTCTATAATCTGCATTTAGAGTATATTTAATATTGTTCAAAACTACTCGTAATATCTTCTTCGTGCTTGTGTCTATAACAAATTTTAAAGTATGAAATAAATAATCGTAGTTTTTTAAATCTATTGTTGCTATATCCTGCCAATTTTTGAGGGGATCATAATATTGTAACTTGTCTGAAGGACGGTAATACCTAATCATTCCAAAATGAATCAGTGTGCCATCAAATATAATGATTCCAAATAGGATATTGGAAATATCCGCGGACATCGTAAACGAGACTTCATAACCAATTCTGTTGATTACAGGCACGCTGTGATAATGATATAATCCCGCCCATGCAGCAGGGACCCCTCCTGCAGTCAACTTACAAGAATTGTAACCAGTTCTAGCTCGGTCAGAACTGATTGAAACTTCCGAGTCCTGATGTACTGCATAATTCTCCCATTTATTCAATGTACCTTCCTCAAAAGATTCCATAAAGAATACATTGCCATTCCGTTCAAACGTAGAAATACATCCTAATCGTGCGCACAATTCTGCAACACCGAGATGGTGAGCATTCCCAAACACATCTTCTGGGTCTGTTAAAACCGAGAGCATCCGCCCCTTGTCGTCAACAGCCAATGTTTTTAACGCTCCTAGATAGTCTCCTTTAATTAAACTAACTAGATTACCTTCATCGTCTACGATAATCGCTTTCAGTCCTCCTGATGAGTCCCTACCATGCAAAAGAACGCGACGGCTTCCTAAGACATTTCTACTTACTAATGGTTTTAGCGCTCGAGGTAGTTTAGGTATTTGTTCTACCATGTTGTTCTCACTCTATCTTATTTAATATAAGATTGTATATTATAATAACATATGCCTGAGCTATATAATTGGACGCATATAGGTGCTTACGACCCTCCGCGTGTTTGTTCTCGCTGCATCATTGGGTTAGGAAGGAGTAGATATTCATATAGCGCGCCGTATACTATAAGAATACACCCTAACTGTCGGTGTGCATGGTGGGTTAATTATGAAGAACCTTCTTACTCCGATGTCCTGGATGTTATAGCTGCGGTAACGTATATTGTTACTATAGCTCCGAGTGGTCCCGATTTTGATACTTATGGTACTTTGAAAGCGTATATAGAACTTGTGTTTGGAGGTTATGTTTGGAGATTATAACGACTTCAAATAGGCAACAGTGCGGGGATTTGACAAGATGGTTTTTGCTTCATCCGCGGCGTTCCATAACATATTCGCAATTAATTCTGCATCGGTAAGACTCGGATGCACGGAAGGATTATATGAAATACAATGGTATGCAGCGATATTTGTTGCACAGGACCTTATGATTGCGTGTTTTGTAGCATCAAAGTCAGTTTTAAAAGAATCCTTCATCACTGCGTCGATAATACCTTCCGCTTCGTATATGTACTGTTCGATATCTTCGTCTAATAACGAGGCATCAATCTCTTCAATCCGTCTTCTTACCAACTGAGGGGTAGTATATGTAACTGCCATTATTACTTACAATTTTTTACCACCATTACATCGCTCGCTAAATCTTATTATTTCCTCTGTTAGTTTTTGAATTGAACCTGAAAGGTCTACCCTTATTGTTTTTTCCATTCTCCGCGTGATTTGCGAGCGCTCCCATAAAAGATATATCGTTACCGTAATGGGGAAACCATAGGAACCTAAGAGTGTAAAGACATCCATTTACTCCTCCTTATCCTATGTAGTTGCAATCTCTACAAACGCGTCGACTTGGTGCATCTCCGGTACTACCCACTCTGCTAACTCAATCCAGTAGTTCTGTCCAGGACTCATTGGGTATTCTATTATTTTTGGATTCTCAGATATAACAAGTTCAGCAGCAAGAAAATCTTTTGGTATTAAATACACCTTCCCAGAGGAAATGTATTTCGATGTCCATATCCACGATTTGTCTTTCTCGTTTTTAGCTCCAAATAGTCCAGCTATGTCATGATAATAAGGCTTTCTTTCACTATCCATACGATTTAAATAAAGCAGGTCTTCACGACATCCCAATAAGTATGCGGGCTCGAAGTCTTCATCCATTTTCCCGATGGCTGTGTTGATGTCGTCGTAAATATCTGTTCCTGTTTCACCAGACCATGCTCCTTTATTATTTGTGTCATTTCCACTCGCCCCGGATGCAACTATTTTCCCGTTAGAATTCGCTTGCGCTGCTGCAACAATCCCTTTGATATTAAGAGACGTATTACCATTCAACGCGAAATCGTCTTCAGCACGGTGAATATCCCTCATAGAAATATCTACAAGCCTGTTCTTTGTTGATGGCGAAAGTTTTAAATCCTTAGCGTTTAACCAGAAGCCTGTTGCTATTTGGAAAATATCATGCTTCACCGTTTCAGATTTCACCCCCATTGAATCAGGAACAGACCCCTTCGCAACAATCTGCGCCCCTGGTCCTGTACGGTCAAATTTCTGCACTACATCTATCGAAACATCTTCCCCTACTTTGCGCTGCTCAAGAATGTTCCGAGCAGTCATATTGTCTCGGTATTTCTCTACATACTGAACTATCTCACGTTCCCACTCTTCAACAAAATGCTGAAGAATTGCTGTATCGTTTTTTATCATAGTAACAACACCTCACATTGTTCTAGTTTATGCACCAGGTCACCATCTGCGTTAACAAGACTCGCCGTTGCTGCTTTCTCTAATGTAATCTGTGTTCCGGAATCAACACTTTTCACTTTATTTATTTCTACTTCAGATGTAATGTCTTCTAACAAAATATAATCCCCAGCGCTCAATTCGTCTATTAAACCACTTGAAGTCATTGTTACTGTTGTATCCCCCACAGATACGTCTGCTGCGACAACTTCCGCGTTCTGTAAAGAAACATCTTCGAGAGCACGAGCTAACGAAGTTGCTGCTTTTGTTTCCCCTGCTTTAGCGCCAGATTCTTCAAAGACACCTACTGGTAAAGGGTTGGAGGAGCCGAGGTCCGCCAAATCAAGATAATCTCCTGCGATTATGTCTGCTGCTGTTGTATGGTTCGGTGTAACCCATACACGACATCTCCCAGAGGTTATGATGGGAACAGGATCATATTGCGAGTAAAACCCGTTTATTGTCTTCTCTACTAAATCCCAATCGGCTATACCCAACATATTGTAAAGAGTACCTGTGCAAAGAGACCCTTTTACAACACCTGCAGCAGAACGATATACAGCGGCGCCGAACGCGATAACACCACCCGCAGCCATATCTCCAATGCTATCAAAAGCATTTATATTCACTGGTTTCATATTATTCTTTCTCCTTTTTTTATCATTTTATTTCCGCGTAAACCTTGTTAATACTCTTTTTCATCTTTCCGTTCTCCTTCAATTCCTTCAGAATTGCAAGCTCTTTCTTCATTTTTTCCGCGTCTGTAGTAAATTGCCTTCGTAATTTTATTACGACCTTTGTCATTTTTTCACCTTTTTATTCCGTATGCAGTATCAATATCTGTTTTTGTTTTTAATTCTCTGACACCTAACCTGGGAGTGATTAAAGAGGATAGCATCTCATACTCTTTTTTTACAGCATCTAATGAAAGGTGCTCATAATCCTCTCTCGTTTTTGTACTTTGGAGTTCTAACAAATCGTTGATTATGTTGTCCTTCTCGTTCTTTATAACCGATTCGACTACGGACCCTATCTCTTCCCACTCTGCTTTTTCTTTTTGTATCTGAGCTTTTATTTCTTCAAGTAATTCTTTTAGCAGGATATCTTCATCAAAGGCGCTACTACTCATTTCGATTGCAAGATTTATTTTTGATATTATATCTCCAAAGTGGTCTAAATCACTCATTGCTTTTTTTTTCTTGCTTTCTGTGTTTATTTTGTTGTTTTTATCCCGATCAATAAGAGGAGGTGTTACGGAATGCGGCGTATCCCTTGTGATGCCGCAACCATCTTCTATGCTACACCTACCTTTCTCCACAACGGCAATATGGTTCAAATAGATGTTTCGTTGTGTCGCAGTATACTTCTTACCATTTTTTAATACCCCCCTGCCCTTCTCGCTTTGGTCAAGTGTGCAGAAGAAACCAGGAGAAATCTCTTTTGCTTTACCCGTTTTTATATCGGCTATTAAATCTTGTTCTGTTATTTCAAGAATGCCCTTGAGCATATCATTCTCCGCAGTGGCATTCGTCAAGAATCCTAAAATCTGCCTCCTGTCTGTTACCAATCCAGCAGCTGGATGATCCCTTGTTACCGGTATCTTATCCGCAACCGCACTCGCTTCTTTTAACTCGTCAAACGGCTTTACCGCTTTTACTACACCATAATCATAAACATGGTCTGACCTTGCAATTGTTACAGGAACTTTTAATCCCGCATCTGTTATTCTTATTCCCCCTATGTCTATCTCGCGCCCAGGTTCAGGGACAGAATCTATAAAATAAGATTTCGTTTTCATCATTTTTTTTTTATTCTTTATTATAATTTAAGGTTTTGCTTTTCATTGATTTTAATTTTATCTCCTCCTGTTTAAACAAGACTTCTTCACGTTTAGCTATATTTCTTTGGACTTCAGCTTGCGCGTAATAAAACTCACTCTTCGCTTCCTCGAGTACTTTTATACTTGTCTTTTCCCATTCAATAATGAAATCTGACGTTGAGAGTTGTCCCGATTCATAAAACTTTTTAAATATTTCATATAACGTAGGGGATAGTAACGTTTTCTGAATGTTGTCTAATAATTCATAGTAATCTCTCCTATCTTTTTCAGATGCTGTTAACGTCCCTTTTTGGGCCCCCGCTAAAATTGATTGTGGTATTCTTGTTCCAATTGATATTTGTTGTAGTAATACACTATAATATTTTTCTGGGTCTAGTGCAGCGGGCTTTTGACTTTCCATCTTTGTGCCAGGGATTAAAGTTAAAGTCGTTTTTGCATTTATATCTGATACAACCTCATCAATTGCGTCTATCTGCTCCTGCTCTGCACCTTCAGGGGCTATGAACGCGGTCATACCTCCACCATTTCGCCACATCGCTTGCCCCACACCCCAATCCATTGATTTTAAAATTGTGAGCAAGTCAAATACATGGTACAATACACTCCTACCAGAAAGAGAGACTTCATCTACTCCTTTATTGACCATGTGTATAATACGCGAGGAATCTATCCTTATATTTGAACTTCCTACATTTAGGATATAATAATCAGGCGATGCCGGTAGTAAAATATCTCCTTCTTTATCCTTCTTCATAACAATCTCTTTCACCCATGTTTTTGGGATTGCTTGTATGTATTGGATTTTTGATTTCTTGTTTGCTTTTGTAGATAACTCCTTGGCGTCGGAATAACCAATCAATAACTCTGCAGAACCGTAAAGTCGCGTAAAAAGAAGCGCTCGCGAAAGGGGAACCAAAATAAAAGACTTGTATAGGTTATTAATCTCTTTGTCCAATTTATCTATTATTTCACCAGGTTCCCTAACAGGATGAAAAGGCAATAGCGCATCAAATGCAACATCTTCCACGATCGCGTGAGCTACTTGATTACGTTCATATAACTCTGTTAGAGCATCGTCGGTTATAACAGGGGAGAACATATAATCCGATTGCGTACGTGGATGTTGCTTCGGAGTCGACCACGGGAAACCTAATATCTCTGACACCGAACGAATAGCGTCTTTGATTATTTTCTTCATTTTTTTATGCTGTTGTACTCCTAGGATACAAAACTGTATGCGGCTTATTTAATAACGAAGAGAGATTATCGTCCGCTGTTTTTTTTATGCGGTCAATTTTTTCCTTTCGTGACTTTGCCTCGTTCGCTGTAAATGGTTGAGGTAAGGATATACCTGTGTAAAACGCTGCGAGGTCTGTACAAACCGAACTGGCAAGGTTATAATCTGCCTCACCCTGTTCTGGAAGAACTCCTAAAAAATTTTTTATCGTAGCTTCCGCGTCTATGATAAACTGCTCCACAACAGAGTCTTCGATTTCCCATGATGCTATATCCAGGCGTGCGCGAACTTTTGCTACAGATGTTATACTCATTTTCTAATCTTCGATCGTTATGCCTGCTGGGGCACCCAACACCATCTTTAGTGTGTCTAGAGAGATGCTCTGTTCTGTCCTTATAGAGATACTATATTTGTTTCCTTTAATCGATATACCTCCTAACGTCCCACTAAAACCAATAGCCCCTCCCTGCATTCTCTGTATTATTATATCGGCATCAACACCATAAAGCGTTTTCAAATCTGTTATTCTTATATTTCCTTCACAAAGGATATTCATTGAAACGCCCTTTTGTGAGACGGTAAAGGTCTTCACTATGCCTGCTAACGATGCTTTTGTATCCCTTTCTATCATCTTATTCTTCTTTTTCCTCCTCCTCCTCCTCTTCTTCTCCCTTCATCTTTACATTCATTGTTGCTTCCGCTCCCAATATACCCATTAGTTTCTTCACGCCTATTGATTCCTTTGTTTTCACAGATAACTTACTCGCATCCCCAGTGAGAGAAAGAGTTCCTATCCTACCATCCATTATAGTAAGTGTCCCACTCTCTGTTTCAAAAACAATTTTAGCTGGAACATTATACAGTTCCATAATAGTATACACTATATCCTCTATCTCTTCATTCTTAATCGTTATAGAAGTATTTAACACCCCCTTTTTTTTCGATATACGGAATCCACTCACTATCCCTTTATTTGTTACTTCTATTCCGTCAGTTCTGATTTGCTTTTTCATTTTTCTGTTAATTGCAACTGCATTAACGGTTTATCAGAAATAAGCTTTTGAAAAGTGAGGTATTTGTCAACTGGGACCCCTTTAAGAGTGAAAGAACGTTTTTCGACTGATGCAGAAAGATGACTGACCTTACCATCAAATTCCGAAACAGGAACTAGGTTTAACATTTTTGTCGTGACCACTTTATCTAATAAAGTTTCAATTGTGTCTAAGTTTATTTCGCTTGTCGGGTCAATTTTGTATCCTCCTATTATCGTGACGGATACATTACTTCCGATTTCCAATTCCTCGTCGATCAGGGTTTTTACACTACCTATACTCAAGGAACTAAAAACCCCTATGAATGTGTATGACATCTCTCTTCCTCTCCTTTTATTTTCTTTTTATTTAAGGTTTAGTGAGTGCGAGGATACAATATCCCTTTCTTCTTATCTTCAATCAATAACGAAACACAACCTGCCAACGCATCAGGTCCGTCATCGTGGGTACCTAAAGGATAATGTATTAGTTCAGATACAAGTTCAGGATAATCTCTATTCCAAGATTCAAGGAAGCAAAGTTGCCCGTTTGTAAAATATGATTCTAAAGATTCTATTCGCGATTGCTTATTTGTTGTATTCCATATTAATTTATACGGCACAAACACTCCCTTCTCTCTTTGTTTTTCTCTTAAGACGTGTTCAAAAAAAGACGCTTCTTTATCTCCTTTTGCTTTCCCTAACAAATTCGCTTCTATACCAAATATTTTAAAATTATATATTTTATGTAATCCTATAATTTTATCTATTATTTGTGATTGTGGTATTACTTCTAAATCAGCGGAAAAAACAACCCATTTTGTCCTGTGTTGTATAACTACCACAATAGCGCAAAAATCGGAACTACCCAACGAGGGGTCGCAAAAACCATACGCTCGCTTCCCTTTTGATTCTGAGTTGACGCTGACTTCTTCTTTCTTAACGGTGTGCATATATTCTAATTTAAAAATTTGATGTTCCGCCGCGAGCGGGGTGTTGAGATAGTTCGCTGCAAACAATTGTAGCCCCTTTTCTATTTTCAGATTTTTTAATGTTTTCTCTGACAGTATATTAGGGAATCTCGCAGTTAAACCATCTTCACGATAACAACTATCTATATGAACGCGGTATTTCATATCCTTTGTTAGATAAGGGTTGATTTTATCGATAATATATGAATACACATCATCAAAATGCCACCGTGTCCCTACAACTATTATTTCACCAGCAGGAGACAAAATAGAAGGCAGGTCTTGAAACCACCTGATTTTCTTATATCTTACAGCTGCGCTTTCTCTGTCTTCTTTGTTGCATAAATCATCAACAAGAATAATATCGTAATGTGCCGATGTTAAGTTCCCCATTGCGCCAATCGTTCCTATTGAGGGTTCGGAAAGATTGTCTGTTCGCGTTGCAAGGGTAATAGATTTTTTTTTCGCATCACGCGCATCCAAAGGGGCGATTCCAAATAACGCTGCGTACATTTCCAACAACCTCTCATTGCGAAGATAATGACCGACTATTTCAGAAAGAAAGTTTTCAGCGTTTTCTGCTGTTGCATTCACTATCAGAATACGAAGATTTGGATTCTCTAATAATCGCCATATCGGATATGTCTTTGTAAACAAAGTAGATTTATATGTATGTCTTGGTTCAAGCCACAAACTTCTCTTCGGTCTTTTTTCTAATTCCACGCACCATTGAGAATGAGGATCATCTTCTAATTTCGTATAACCTAAAACATTACGAGCAAAGTGGTAGAGAGAAAGAGTGTGCCCCTCCCCTTTAGTATATATTTTAAGGAACATTGTCTATCTCTGGCAGCCACTCAAATTTTAATTTTTCTGTGTGTGAGGTTTCTATTTTTTTGGAATACCCTCTGTCCTTACCCGCTCTCGCGAGATACCACTTTACAGTATCTATATCACCCTCTTTTATTTTTCTAAACAATACAGCCTCAGCGGCATCTAAAACCTTTTCCCGCTCTGCTATAATAGCATCTCTGACCGAGGAGTGTTTTCGTTCGTACCGCAAAACTGTCTGTCTTGCAACACCGAGGTTCTTTGCAATTAATGTTTTTATCCCCCCCGTTCCGTGTATACATTTAATTATATGATTTACTCTGTGCTTGGGAGTTGTTGGCATTTTTGCGTTATATATGGTGTATTATATATATTATTTTAATGAAACACATCGTGCTTGAAAATAGTTGGAAACAAGAGAAGTAAGAGAAGAAGCGAAATCATAGAGGTCTGCAGCATTAGAAACTCCTGTAAGAACGACCTTGCCACTCGAAAAAATCATAGCAGTGAAAGAGGCTTTTTTCGAGGGAGGATGGTAAATAATGGATGGGAAAGCCCGAGCTTCTACATCATAGGAAGCATTTAAGAAGAGTGACAACGCGAGAAGGTCGATATCAAAAAAAGGGAGTTTAAAAACCGCAACGATATTGAGTGTTTCATATTTGTCAGACAATTGAATATCGAACGTAGAGAGATGTTGATATAAAAGAGAAATACTTTTTTTCAACACTTCAAAAGAAGGAGCAGCAAAAGAGAGAATCTTGCCAGTACTTGGAAAAAGAAAGAACTTAACTGGTGGGAAGGTAAACGAATAATGTTTCATATGCGAAGGAAGAGAAGAAAGATTCATTTTGGAAGCGAGTTGAGAAAGCGAGAAGGGTTTTTTAATATGCATTCTTGTGAGGATATTCACGATTTTCAACTCATTTGCTTTCATTCTTTCTTCTCTTGTTTTTTTTAACTTTTTTCCTGCGGTGCGTACCTCTTGAGCAATAATGCAACATCTACAGGGTCATAACCCATTTCTCCAAACCTCTTTTCAGCATCCGAAGCATCAATCTCACCATGACTGTACAACCACCCTACATTTGCCTCGCTCAATTTATTTTTTATTTTTGCAACATCAATTTTCCTTTTTGCTTTATCATCAGGGTACATTCTTTTTAATTCGTCGAGTGCTTCTTCTTCGGTTATCACACCAGCCTTCATAGCGGCGAGAACATCTGCTTTTGTCTCCCGTTTTTCAATCCCTTCTGTGACCCATTTTACCGTAAAATCTGCTAATTTGATTGCTCTCTCGCTGTTATACCCAATATCCATATACGCAGCGACCACTTCTTCATAAGATAATACCCCCGCCCGGTACATCCTCCTTATATCTACTCGTGTATATGGTCGATATGCAACAGCAATTAGTTGGTCGCGGTATTTTTTTAGTACATCTTGCCGCTTCAAAAGACCATTTAAATCCTCTTTCTGAAATAGGTTAACAGTAGCGGGTTTTGAAGAAGGTATGGTTAGGGTATCTTTACCTTTTACAATTTCAAAAGGTTTTCGTAATCTATGATACATTTCGTATCCCTGTGTAATAGAAGGCAATGCCCAATGAGCACCCCAGTAGAAGTTTGCGAATTCTGTATTAAACCCTTTTCTGCGACTGAAATTCTTAAAATCTTCTGACGGCGGTTCATCTTTCCATAGCTCCTGCCCGTACAAATATTCTCCTTTTTCATCTTTCATAAACACTTCACGAAGTTCCATCCGCGTCAAATCTGACATAGAAGGAATGTTAGTAGGGCTATTATACCACCATTCCTGCCGCAACGCCTCCAACGCGGGTTCCAGAGGTAGCCGAGCGAATGGCGCAACAGTCATCCACAATATGAAATGAACCATCGCATTCAAACCGAACTCGCCGGTTTCTGATAAATCCTTAAGGGCTTTTACTTGCGATTCGAAAACTTCTTTTTGCTCTTTTGTGAGTTTGAGATTATACATTTCCTCGGAGTACCCCTCTTGCATAATTTTTAAGTAATAATCAATCCATTCCTGTATTCGTGGCACCGCTTTCTCGGTTATAGCCCAAACACCATCTGCAACGCCGCGACCGACTAAATTCAACCCAAAATCAAAAAGATTCTGGGAGCCAGGTTTGTCCAAGTCTTTTTTCTTCATTTCATAAAATTGTTCGATCGCTGGGTCACCACGGAAAGGAGGTGCAATGCCTCTATGAACTGTCTCTAAAGCCTCTAATGTTTTTACATTGCGCATTCGATTAATAATTCGCGCAACACCCCAGTTCCATACTGGATCGAGCAATTCCCTAAATGCGTGTTTTATCCCTGCAGCAGCGTCGTAAATACCGCGACCAATGAAATTCAAACCGTAGCCGAACAAATCGTGATCTTCCTCATCCTCTAATTCTTCTAATCTTAACTCGTACAGTTCTTTTATTTCTGGGTCCTCTGTCCATTCGACTGTAAGTGTAGACCAATACTCGTTTAAAATTGTTTTTGTAGGCGCACTATGGATATGTCTTATAACTCTCGCTCTCCGCGCTGCCCATACATCGGACACGAATCCCTTGTATGCTTGACTCACTTTTTCAATCGATGCAATAAGACGCTCAAAAAATTCCCTGAAAAATTCCCTAAAAGAGCCCATAGTTCGTTTACGTACCCTCCTCCTTAAAAACCCTGTCCAAAATTGTTTCAAAGAAATCAACTATCTTATCAACAACAATAGAATCAAACGCAGCGAGCAATGGCGCCGTAATCGTTTCTTTATTACCCACACCGACTGAAGCCACAAGAGAATCAAACCAACTCGGTTTTTCATCAGCATTAAGAGATATATTTACACTATCGATTTTTCCTGCATTCTTTGTGTGTAATTCTACACGGAGATGAAACGTGCCTAATCGGTCAGGAACGAATTCAAGGGTATCGAAAATGCCTTTGAAATCATGCTGCCCCCCTGCTTTTATGTCCTGCCAGTGCAAATCAGGTTCGAAGTCTAATTCTGTAGAGCCTTCAAAAAGAAAAACACGAACCTCTACTTTTTCATCAGTATCATTCTTCACCGAGCAAGGTATACGACAAGTTGCTCCTTGTATTATCTTCTCAGGCAACGGCGTGACATTCGCGATATAGACACTCATTTTCTCTTCTTTACCCAACCTCCACCTTTCTTCTTTGTATATCTTAATTCTTTAATACAAATAGCCCACGCTGCATTCCTACCCCTCTTTTTCTGTACCTTTTTGACACATTCTTCCAGTTCTTTAGGCATTTTTTTTAGACGTAGTCTTCTGGCAGCTTAAAAACCTCTCGCACATAAAAATAGTTGCGTTTTACAATAGAATCCGCCAAAGATATTTTATATTTGAAAGGGGCTCTATATATAAGTTCAGGTTTCGCAACGATGAGTGGTAACCCGATTCCAAGTGCGTATTCCGGTGGTGGTTCCGGAGGTGCAGTGTATTCTATTCCAACTGAAGGTAAAAGGAGAGACGCGGTAATTCCAAGTTCCTGTGGTGGTTCCGGAGGTGTAGTGTATTCTATTCCAACTGAAGGTTGAAGGAGAGAGAGGGTGTGTGGAATCTTATATTCCAGTGGCTCCCCAGGAAGTAGTTGAAGAGTGGTCTTTTCCACTAGAGCGTCCCCCCGAGCGGGCGGTTCCTTTTTCGTCCCAAATTTACAACACACAGTACCACCACCTTCACAAAAATCACAATATCTCATTTCAGACGAACATATATAACCCCTCTTACTGGCTTTTAGAAGAAGGAGATCTTTTTCAACAAAATCATGGGCACGAATAAAACCATCTGAATCAGTATATTCCGTACGTAAATAGGGGTACTTTCCTGTTATATAGTTATATTTAAATATATCTACTTTCACATCTTCAAGCCCCTGACCCCCTTCGGATATTACTTCAATAATAGTTACCAGTCTGTCTAAGCAACATTCGAGTTCCTCTTCACATTCCTTCAAAAAAAATTCATAAGGAGCGTAATGACCGCCAGCGGAAATAACTATCTTTGCACGTTCGTTGCGAATTCCATAATGATGTGTCAGAGTGAAAGGCGTGCTACGTGTGTCCGTTTCGCCGTCGCCCCAATCAACTGTTGCTTTTAAGGATTCTGAATCTGAAGTATAGACATATATTTTCTGAGAACAAGGTGAAAAATAATAATTTTTATACGGCTCATATATAATAATCCTCGCGGGGTCTTCCCAAAGAAAAGCGTACCAAACCTTTCCGGAGGCGGAGATTTCATTTTTTGAATCCTCCAAAAAACACAATTCAGAAATATTTTTTAAATGCGTGAGCGGGAATATCGTCTCAGTGCGAGGATAACTATCGTCCACTCGATATATTTTTTCAAAAATAGTTTCCTCCCCCTTGTTTTGAAGAAGAACAGCACAATTTTCAAAAGCATTATAAAAAACACCAAATGAGGAGAGATAAGAAACGTATGATGTTATAATATTTTTAGACTCAGTAAAGACTAATAATCTGTTATTTTCCTTCACTGTCGAGTATGTTGAGAAAATAGCGTACTCCGCGGAAGAAGGATGTCCGAAACAACAACTGTCGTCTGAAAGGGAATAACCAAATACAAAATGAGAATAATTATAGTTTCCTTTGTTGATAGAATATATCATCCCGAACGATGCGAAAAACAAGGAAGCGAGAATATGATTTTTCGTTTCCGTAAGAGAAATAACCATTCCCTCTGCAGTATACTCATCGTAATCACCAAATTTGAAATTATATGATATCCTCTCACGGAAAGTGTCATATACCACAATCCGCCCCCTAGCGCAGCCACAGAAGATAAAATCCGACCCGGTCGAGAAATACGGTCGTAAAAGAGAAGCCCCAAACCACTCACCTAAATCAGTGATTTTATAATCTGTAGGATTATCATAATTCCTGATGCTGATGAGAACAGCATTACCTGTCTCAGAACTTGAAGCGATTACGCGAAGGTCATATCCATCACTGGAATCAGGGGTATAGATGCAATCATAACCGAGTTCATAATCTTTAAATTCCAGATATTTCGCCTCGAGCGTGATTCCATCAATAAAATACACTGCAAGCGGTTTTGTGCAGGAGCAAGCGATTAATTTTAAAGGCCCCGCCTCGCACAAGCCTCTAAAATATTTAAATTTTGTGTAAGTCGCTTGTTTTATAATCGCCATATTATTCTAATGTGTATGTCACAATCACAATACCGTCTTTCTCTACATCTACATATTTGTCAAGATGCGTGCGTTCGATATAAAAACCGAACTCGTTTTTGTCAATATCCAACGCCTTTTCAAACTTCAAGCCAGTTTCTGTGATTTCATTATCTGAAGGGATGGTTATCTCCCCAACAATTGTTATTTTACTACCGTCTTTTTCAACTGTCTTTACAGGGGCAGAACAGAGATATCCAAACAAAGCTGAACCCCCCGAACCAGGGCCACCATTCCCCAACGCTATGTGCATCTTTGTATCACCAGTCTGCCAAGGAACCAAACTCCCGAAAGCGGCATAATACGAACGGATTTCCCTGTCGGTGCCAGTATAATCTGTCACCTCTCTCTCACCTGGAGCAAACTGCGTAAGGAGCAAATTTAAAAAGTTGTTCAGCCACGAGTTCCCTTTCTGTTTTGTTTCGCCCAGGCGCTTACCGTTTTTGTCGAACGATTCAATAGCAACAAATATTCCAGGAGTGTTTTTTTTTATTTCCATAAATATAAAAAGATTTTTTTATATAAATATTTAAACAAAAAAACCGAGAGGGAACTCCGTCTCCCTCTCCTTACACAGAGAATCTAACCACTACACCTGTGTTTTTTCATTCTTTCTCTTCTCTTTCTCCTCTTCTTCTAATATGCAACACCAAAGCCAAACAAGAGCGACCGTGAAACCTAGTGCGAAAAAAAGGACGAGGAAGAAACTCTCGCCCGCTACGGTTTCAAACGCTTTGTATGTCACAATCGAGACTGCTGATGTCTTCAAGGCGCCCCAAAACTCCTTTCGGTTCATTTTTCTACCTGTCATTCTCGTGCTTTCTTATGTTGCCGTTTCCGTTTACGGGGTTTTTCTTGTGCTTCTTCATAGCGTCCTCCTGTCCTTCTCAAACACATCCAAGTCGGGTTTCTCCTCTCCTAAAATCCGCCACTCGTCATCCAGGTCCACCACGAACTCATCAGGAGGCACCTCATAGTCAGGTACGATTTCTGGCAACGAGAAAATGCTCACGCAGGCATCATCAGAATACAACCCGCACGACTTGAGAGAGAATAGTCGCTGTAGCCGTTGTTGTAGCCGTTCTACAGAGCCGATAAGCCCCTCCTTTTCGTCCTGCCCTGCTGC